ATTACAGGCTTACTTACGTGTCCAAAAACATTGTAGCATAAAGCAATGGATCTATGTAAAAGGCATAGGTCCATTTTAATCTTTACCTGAACAAAAAAAAAGAGCCTATGAACTAAATCATAGGCTAAATATACGAAAAAATAGTTGAATGTATTTATTGTGTCATATTCATATTTTGACACTTTTTTTATCTAATTGTAATTTTTGAATCAATTTCTGTACGGTCTTGACTCTTTTATGACGATTTTATAAGAATCTTCCATAAGGCGAAGTATTGATACCTTTGGCATTTAATTTACCGGCTTTCATCCAACGGCGCTCACCAGTTGAAGCAGAGACCCATGAGATCCACACGAATCCTTCACGTCTTACATATCCGTCATAGTGCACAGACATGCTAGGCGCATAGATCAAGCCTGTGTCCACACCTTTCTCAGTAGGTGCCTTACGAATCTTAAGATTGCAGTTTGGATAGAACGTAGCGTTTTCTTTTACAAAGTCAGAAGGTATACTGTTCAACACTGTTGGAGTGCTTGCAGTCGCTCCTGGAGTATGCGGGTCTGAATCGATACCGGCATCATTTGTCCATCCAGTACCGTTATTTAATAAATAAGGGTGCTCGGCTCCAGCAATAACTCTTGTGATGGTTCCGCTCCAGTCACCTGTATACTTTTTACCGCCTTGTGACTGCGTCCAAAGCGTATTTGTGCATACCTTGGTACCAACTCCATATTTGCAAGTTGGTTTCGGTGTAGCTGTTGGAGTCTGTACATTTACGCTGGACCCATCTAGTTTAGCATTGACCTCTTTGGCAAGTTGAGACATACGAGCTTCAAGCCATGCACCAGGACATGCAGTAGCTGCATACATCTTATGCATTGTAAGAGATCCAGCACTTGTACCTGTGTAATTCAATCTAAAGCCATAGCGTTTACAGATGTCTACACAAAGGTTTACCAAGGCATTCCATGTAGCTTGAGTCATTTCTCCAGTCGCATTGTCAATATTTCCGCATTCAATTGTGATGGCCTGAGAGTCGTTCCACCATGAAGAGCTTGTCCAGGCTGCATTCTCTTCATCTACGGAACATGCAATGTCTCCGTCAATACCAATACAGTAGTTAGAAGAAGCCTGACGTTGATTTCTGGCAAAATAGTCGGCACATTGTCTTCCACTCCAAGGCGCTGCCATGTAGTGTGGCGTGATCTTACAGATTTTATTTCCAAAACGCCCAGAATAGTGCTGTGTAGTTCGGTTACAGTAAGTAGCTAAGCTTGAATAGGACATACTTGATCAACTCCTTCTTCTAAACCGTTGGAAAGTTCTTCCTGAGTTTCTTTTGGCAAATCTTCAAATTTGATTTCATTCTCTTCCATGTTTCTGTCCTCCTAATTCTTCTCGACTAAAAAGTCCTGAATTTCCTTTCGTGTAGCCTTTAGACTTTCTTTATCATCCTCCGATAGCATTCCATCAAGAATGGCCATATTCGCTTTTAACATCAAATCGCCACGCTTTTTATCTTCTTCTAACCGATCATCATGATCTGATAGAATGCGAGTATGCTCTTCCAATTTGCGATTGATACCCTCCTGATTTAGCGTTATCTTCTCAAGCGAATTCAATCGTTCGTTATCTCGATGCAATAATTCTGTATGTCTCTTGACTGTTTCTTTAAGATCATCACTAGGCTTTTTTAGCTCTTTGATAATCTTTACAGTTGCCCAGACAAGACCGATAAAAGTAAGACACCAGACAATCTGTTCACTAGTAATTACAAAGTTCATTACCAGCGCCCTCACTAATTTTCTTTCGTTTCTTCATCTTCAGTATAAGGTGTCTCTACTTCAGGTAATCCGGCTAAGGATGTAAGAATAGATAAGATACCGGCTAAGATTGTACTAGACACGGCCACTTTGATATCTACCTGTTCCAATAACTGAGAAGTCCCAATCATTGCAATCAAAGTTTGGCACATAGTCTTCAAGCAACGTGTCAATGCGGCATTCCACCATTTAACATTTTTTAATTGTTCCATTTTATCTCTCCTTACTTGCTCCATAGTTATCAACAATGTGCCAGTCATCACATGCACAATTGCTGATTGTGTATACAATATCGTCTGAATCCGTTAATTTTAAATCAACACCATCTTTTGTATGCATCATGATGATTCCATCGACGATATGCCAATATCCAGTCCAATGACTACGTGCGACTTTATGGCCACGAGTCATAGATATAAATGCAGATGCAAAATTCATATACAGTTCCTCCTAGATCAACTCAACATTTTCAATTTTCGCACGAATAACTAAGACATCCATATATCGTTTCATGGCATCTAATTGAAGGCCATAGATTTCTCTTGGACAAGTTGGCTCGAAGTTCAACTTTCCTTCGTCCCATTTTTCGCACATAGCTTTTAATTTGTCATGACGAACTTTCACTTGAAGATACTCAGCTTTGAATCTTTCTTTGTAATCTGCAGAATTCATCAACTCTACTGTTTCATTTAATTCCATGTTTCTTTCCTCCTCTTCACAAGAAAAAAGAGCCTAACAGCGTAGGCTCCTGACTTATTCAGTCACTAAATCTTCACAGCCACTATCGATCAACAATTCTTTGACTTTGTCTTTCAATAGTCTAGGTACGTCTTTGTATTTCTTTTTACCTAGCATGATCTGTTGTGCCCATAACATAGCCATCATGTCCCTGCCTCCTTTCCCTGAGAATAAATAAATGAGACTCGCTATCATTGATATACCAGCTCACTCATTTCCAGAACACACTGTGTCAGCATGTCATTCTGGTTCTTTAGATCCTGGATCTGTTCTTCCAGTGTCTTTGGTTTTGGATCTTCAGTAACTTTCGGCACATAGTCTAAATATTTTTCTGGATGAGCCTTCAGATCTTCTAGATCCAGGTTTTCTTTCTTTTCACAGAACTCCGCATAATCATAGTAATAAACCGTATGCCTTACATTTTCTTCGTTAACGGACTCAGGATAGTTGACTTCTGTTTCTTCCTTTACCTCTTCATTTAAGTAAATGTAAACATAAATATTGCCATCAAATTCCTTGAGTTCTAAGTTCGGTTTCTGCTCGTAAAATCTTATATTCATTTGAAACAACCTTTCTAGCTTTTCTGAACAAAGCATATAAACTGTTACCCTGCATAAATGATAAAGAATCAGAATGTTCCAGAATCCCTTTGAAGCTTAGAAGTCGTTTTGCCAGCTTAAAACTTTTTGGTTTTCTCTTAAATCGAAAGCAGGCTCTTTTTATTTTTTTAAAAGTACCTCTTCTCACAGTGATGTGATCTCGATAGATGCGATATCCCATCATATCGATAAAAGAATCATCTGTGATTTTAAAGCATCTCCAGGAGTCCTTTACGGCAAGTCCCATTTCCTTAAGCGTCTGAATGATCACTTGTGCAGCTAGCATTAGATTTCTTGAATTGGATCCAAGAATAAGAATGTCATCCATGTAAAAAAGGGCATGCAACACTAGCATTACCCTTTTAATGATTCCATCTTTTTTATGTCTTTCTCTGTACAGGCGTTCCTTGATCATATGATATAGATCAGATAGATACAGATTGCCTAGATACTGTGATAAATAACTTCCTATGCTTAGTCCCTTTTTGAATGTATTTATAAGGGTCTCAACAAGCCATAATAAAGGCTCATTTTTAACATGTTTTCTAAGCCAGGCCATCAGTTTTTCACGTGGTATAGACTCATAGTATTTACGGATATCAAATTTACATGCATATTGAACTTCATATTTTCCATTTACTTTCTTTCTGAGCCATCTTTGAATAGCATAGGCACCATACAATTGTCCTCGTTTAGGTATACTTGCACATTGATAGGTTCCAATTCTTTTAATCAATTCTTTTAGGCCTTCTACTGCAATGTAGTCATACATTTGTTGCTTGATATCCTGTATTCCTATTGTTCTCATCTTCTGTGATCCTGAGTCATACTTATTCTTGTACCATATCGGTAACAGTTCTAAATTTCTATTTAACAATTCATTTTGTAAAGCAAGACTGATATTCTCGATATTTCCATACTGTTCAAAGATACGTCTTATATCATATCTGTCTTTGCTTTTGCCTTTAAGGCATTTGTATACTGATTTTTGAATTAAATCAATATTCGTAATATCAATGTCCTTACACAATCGTTTCATAATACACCTCCGATTGCTGTATAAATAGGTTTTCTGCTTTTGCCTACTAGCCTATGTTTCTTTAATACAAATTTTACGTCACGAAATCCTCGTCAACGTTAGCCTTTAAAAAGGGCTCCTTCTAGAGGAGCGAAACATGGTTTAGTGTTTAAATATTTTTTATGCAATATGCCGCGAGATAGTTCCACCTGGTATTCGAAAGGCCGCACCAGCAACCCAGGCAAGAAAGACCAGCAGCACCGCCACGCCAGAGAAAACCCCCCAAGGGAACCACCTACCATGAGTCCTATATAATTATTTACTGTGTGATTACAATTCTTTGGCTAAGTGGGCGAGCCCCCTTAGAATCCCCCGATTGAAACAGAATCAATCAGCCGCGAGACAGTTCCACCTGGCAGTCGAAAGGCCGCACCCGCAATCCAGGCAAGAAAGACCAGCATTACCGCCAATCCAGAGAGAACCGCCCATTAGGTATTCTCTAGATCCACTTGTTTGAGATCCACCAGCCCAACACATATCGCCAATTCCCTGTGCTTCTCCTGATCCCTTTGCAGAAGGATACCATACACCTTCTGAGTGAGCTACATCGCCAATCCAGAAGTCGTCTCCGTTCTTATCAGGATTTGGAATTGTTCCTACTTTCTTATAAGTATTCTTTATTTTTGTTTCATCTGTAATGTGATCTGTCCCTCTTGGTGCATAATAAACATCCTTAGAACTGTCTGCATTGAAGAATATTACTGTATCACTGGCTACCTGATAACCACCTACGTGATATTCGATTCCCTGGATACGATATGGGTGGGCAAAGTCTGTATTTGATACAGGTGAGCCATCGTGATGACCTATTACAGCGTCTGTAGCCCCTGCTCTGTAGTGCATACTCGTTAAATACACTGAATTTCCACTTACAGGAGCTGTCGCGAAGGCCTCACAGTCTAAGTAAACTCCGTAAGTAGTATCATTTACCTTTTCTACCTTTGTTACAAGTACATCATCTGCATAAGCGTGCAACGTGCTTACACTTCTATCTAGATTCGACGCCGCTGCATAACCAACTGATACATAGGATCCAACTTTCACTTTATCTTTGTCTGCTACACTAACAGGAAAGTATTTGTGTTTATCTGCAGATTCTACTGATGCCTTTAACTGAACACTGTAGTTTGTGTATCCGCCGAACACTTTCTGCACATTCTTTTGTGCATGCTTGATAGCCAAGAAAATCTGTGCAAAGGTCATACGGTTTGACCCGGCGCCCCAGTATCCTTTTCCCTTTTCCTGATAATTTGTAATCATATTCGAATAAGACTGGTCTCTAGCAGGTTTCAAGCCTGGCTGAGATCTCAACAGTCCATCAGAAGCAATTCCACTAAAGAAACGTGACTGTATAAAGTAAGGCATCACCGTTCCATCTGCGCGCTTTGCCAGGCCCCACGGTTGTAGCCCTAAAGCATGGTTAGGCGAGTCTGAAATCAATAACTCTGTATAAGCCTCCGTTTCGATCTCTTTATAATAGAAAGTCATTTGTAGGGATCCACAGTCAACGGATCCAGTCTCCTGATAAGCTCCATCACCTAACATCGCCGTAGGATAGGCAAAGCTATCATCATATCTTTTATAGTTGCATTCGTACCATTGGAATAGTGGAATGTCTGCATAGTCGTCTTTACCTTCAACCGTATCTGTACTGGGTTGGCAAACAAGTCCAGTGTTATCCCTGGTCTTTTCACAAGCACTGGTTGGATTTGAAGCAAACTTCCAGATTTTCGTTCCGTAGACCTTTCTTGTTCTCATAGACGAGAAAAGTTTGTCAAAGTACTCTGCAGAATACTTTTCATAACCTGGAACCACTGCTTCTAGGGCACTGGCTACACGTTGAAGCGTAGCCTCTGTGGCAATTCTTTTATTCATTTCTGACATAGGTATCCTCCTTCATCAACATAAAGGCCTAAATTATTAAATGCCTCTAACTTCTGATATATATCTTCTTTGTTTTTAAAATCTTCAAGCGACTTTGCAGCTGCAGTCTCACTAGCCTTGGCCTTGGCAGCGGATGCAGCTGAGGCATCTGCACTATTCCTAGAACTAGTCGCGCTAGTAGCTGAAGCTCCGGCAGAGTTGCTTGCATTCTTAGCTGAGTTAGAAGCGGCAGTTGCCGAATTCGCTGCGTTAGTGGCTGAAGTACTTGCTCCTTTTGCAGAACTACTAGCAGAAGAAGCTGATGATGATGCCGCACTTGCACTAGCTTTAGCCTGATCAGCTGATGTTTTAGCAGCTTTCTCACTGTTAGCAGATGCCGTTACCGCTTCATTTATCTTTAACAAAAGATTAGTGATAGTCTCATCTGTCTGTTCGTCTACATGAGTTTCATCAGGTTCAATTCCTTCTGGAACTGTATGTGTTGAACGTACTGTATTCCAGTCCGTCTTCTTAAATCCACTAACTTCATTTTTTGAACGTGCACAGACTAGAAAGTTGACATCACCGGCATACAGGAACACTTTTGATGAGGGCTTCCAGTCAAAGTAACAATAGCCATCCTGCGCCTTTTTATTAAGTGCCACGTCGTATCCTTTTTCCTGATTTGCATTTAAATAATTGATTTGAATTTCCTGTTCACTTAACTTGATCGCGTCCGTAACATCGTCTACAAATTTAAAATGCATCAACCTAGAATCTTGATCGCCACTGACACCTAGAAAAAAGTTTTCATTTGGAAATATCAGCTTACGTGTATCTGGATCTACAGTTACATAGCCTTCATCTTCATTCTCAAGAGCCTGTGCACTAAGATTTTCATTTAGAGTTAACTCCATAGCTAGCTCCTTTCTTTAATTTTTAAAGCATTACGAGAAGAAAAGATGATATCACCACTTCTTTCAATCTGGATCATATAATCATAGATACCAGGTAACAGATAATCTGTATTGAATTGAATGCACATGTCTACCAGTGCAAAAGATAATATTTTCTTCTCATTTCGTTCTAACGTAAAAAGAACTCTTTCATCCTTGGAAGGGATAAACAGAGTTCCATCGTTATTTTTTATGATAAGAGCCTCATTAAAGGCTTCTCCCTGTACAATTTCTTTGATTTGCATAAAGCCTCCTAATCAATACGCTTATAGGCATATACAGTTTCACTAAACATATTTGTTGATCCTATTAATTGCCAAGAACCAGCTAAAGAATACGGAGGAAACCATACAGCTATATCATTTGTATTCGTTGTTAATATCACTGTACCGATAGGATATATCTCATCCCATATTCCTTTATCATAGAACTGTCCGTTGGAATAAATGTTATTGGTGAAATTTACAGTACCACTAAATTCAACGTCCATGTGTACATCTATCTGTTCATCTTTATTTGTGCATGGACCACCAAAAGATAAGGAGTGCCCATTTGCCCCAAACTCAATCAAGGTGTATGAAACAGGAACTTCGATTTCCCGTGTATACGTAGTAAAATAATCCGAAATAATCAGCCTGAATTTAAAGCTTTTGTTCTTGTCATACACTACAGCAGGAATATATTTGGCACAATTTGCGTATGGATCTGACGCGGTTACATCGTATGAACCTTTTTCGTAATCGGAATAATCAATCAATCTTTTCCATGATTTACTTGATTCCTCATATTGCTGGATTTCAAAAGAGGCTGTGTTTTTATTGTTTACAGGCGAAACCTTGTAAGCAAATTTAAATAACACGTTTTCTCCATCATCTGTCAGTTCCTGTGCTTCGTTCACTCGATAGGCTTTACAACCAGGTAGATCCGGACTCGAATATGGACATATCTGAACAGCTTTAGTTGCTGTAGCACTACGCCCCCTTGAATCTCTAACAGTAATAGCTACTGTCAATTCACCTGAAACGTCAATTATTCCAGTGCTTACACTCGTTCCCTGATAGGTGTTTCCATTAAACAATATAGAACAGGAACTAATGGAAGATCCTGACACTCCTGAGCAATCCGTCTTGATTTTTAACGCAGACTTATGCTGTACAAAACATTTAAATTTGTCAGCTAGCCCTGCCGTAATTTCAGTTATTGAAACGTCCGATATACTAGGCACATAAGCATCTGGTATAACCGCAGTTAAGCCAACACTCTTATCACCACCGACTTGAGTATTGCCATTGTATGTCTTACAGACAATATAAACAGTTCCTTCGGTACTAGTGGTAATAGATTCTGCTAAACTAGTAGGTAAAGTCCATATGGCTGTAGATTTTCCCTTTACAAAATCATCTATGTGAATCAAGTCCTTATTATTTAGACTGTAATACAGCTTATGCGAAAAATCAGAGCTATATGGCTCCATAGTGATTGAAACATTTTCGCCTATGTTTACTCTAGGTTTAGAAAGTGTAGGTATAGTTTCTCCACGTGTACCATATGCAAAGCTTGCGGATTGCACAGATGACTGCTGGCCTGAATTTCCATCGTTGAAATACATGTATACACTTATATTCAGATTACCTGCACCATCATCGACATTTACCTTAAACGAGCTACCTGAAACGTAATACCAGGTTCCAGCGTTGTGTGTGCTAGCGCCAAAGGTAGCCGAGTATCTTGATGATCCATCAACAGTTATATAGCAATCAACGGCAGCATAGGCACCACCAAGAGAGCGGTAACTCCAATAAGGAGTAACTGTAGCGTAGGTATCACCATAATTACGAGTTACAGTAATCTTACACCAGCCTTGATTGGAAACAGTCCAACCACTTCCATATGTATTCCATACAGGTATATCTATTTCTTTAACTGTACTTGACATTAGTTACCACTCCATTTCTTAAAATCTAGAGATCCATTAGGCCTTGGACTGAATTCAAAATTGCCAATTCGCAAAGTGCTATTAAATTGTCCATCATTTACATACAACTTATTATTTGAGAAATAAGCTACCTCGGCACCTCCCTGAACAAATGATAGTCTGTCATTCTTTTCAATCAATTGAATAGGGTTACCTTCGACTCCAATGTAAATATTTCCATCGATAAATCGAATATATTTATGAATCTCATTAAAAGATGCAATATTCTGCTTTTTTGATGCATCAAGGTCCGTTTTAAAGTTCGTAAACTCAAAGTTGACCGAATTTTTTGTCTGTTCTAACTTAGTTGAGATTTCACCAAACTGAGAGTCCAGGTTTTCTTTATCGTAGTACTTCTCCGATATCTCAGTTCGAATTGCATCCTTTTCTTTGTTGATCTGCGAGTCTGTAATCTTTACTGCGTTATCAATACGTGCAAGTGCATCTGCATACACTTTTTTAGATGCCTCATAATCGCTGGATAACTGTACAAGACCATAGCTAAATGAAAGATTGACAAAAAGTGTACAGTCTACATAGTAAAGGTTGTCCGTATTCCCTAAAGTGTACTCAGGCTCAGTACGGCTCCATACAGTATCTGATGGAGGATATGAAGTTGGTACTTCTGGTTTATCCGGGCCTAAATGATAAAAGCGATAGATTCCTTGAATATCCGTAACGGAAGCTAAAGATATCGTATCGCTGCCAAGTATTTCATTTTTAGAGTTAATAACCTGTACTGAATAGTTTACATTCAATACTGAATCTGATTCCGAAACACTCAGAGTCAGATCTGATCCAGTCTGACGAGTGTCATTTTTAAACCACTGAACAGTTCCCAGGCTCTTTACTTCAGAGCTTGTCAGCTTTTTAGATCCTCTTCTGACTTCAAGAGTCAAAGTAGTTTTTATGGACTTGTTCTTGAAAATCTGACCTTGCGAAGATAACAGTTTAAAACTTAAAGCAGCTTCTCCTGCAGCACCATCTTTTCCGTCCTTGCCGTTCGTTCCATTTGTTCCATTGGTGCCGTTATGAGAAACAGAATAGGTTTCTGTACTGGATCCATCGCTATAGAAGACCTGGGTACAGACCCATAAATACTTTCCTAAAGGCACAATAGGAAAGTCAGTCTGCCATCCTGTTGTAGGCTTATCCTGCGCCGTATCTGTGACTGCATACGTGACAATCGTTTTCTTGATATAGACGCTAGTACCATTCTGTACTTTGGTTACTGTTAGCTCATAGCTAGCTTTCACTACGCCCTTGTCGTTAACCGCTTCAACATGGTATGTCAAACTTGGATTTAAGCTTGATTTCTCAACGTTGATTGAGTTAGCCGTTGACACAAGTTCTCCATCTAGATACCAGTTTATTTTGAATTGATCTGTAACATCTTTGCCGTTGTCTTTTACAAGAGCTACAAGAACTGTACGTTCTGTATCTTCATTTAAGACAGTACCATTCGAACTACTGACAACTAACTGATATGTCTTGTTCTTTTCAATCAGTCGGTTCATTTCATCAATCAATTCATTTGAAATTCCTGAAGCTACTTCTGTGAAATTATCAAAAGTTGTCTTGCATCTGTCTCTATCAGTAAAGCTGATCTCCTGCTCTACGATTCGAGCCTGCAGATACATAGTCGGCGCATATTCAGTATCCTCAATGGTAAATGTATCTCCTATATTTGCATCAATGTAGGCATCTACATCATATGTGACAACAGGATTGACATGCTTCTTTAACTCGGCTAGTGCCTGGCCATATAAAGTATTCACATTCTTTGTTTCATAGGACCATATCTCTACGGCATACATATCATTACTGTGATCCGTTAAAAGAGTCGATGGAAACCTGTCTCTAGCTTGAGGTGCCAGGATGTTGTTGCCACTAACTATGTATTCAACATTGCCGTTTGAATCATATTCTTTTTTGCCGTTTAGAGAGTTTAGTTGAAGTCCATCGGTACCAGTTGGCCGAATACCTGTATAAAGTTCAGTGATATCACTGGTCTTTACAATTGAATGGATGTCATTAGGATATCTTAGAATCGTTCCTGTTCGATTGGATCCAAGGCCTTGATACGAATCTGAATGTTTACGATAAACATTCAAAGTTACATCTTTTAATGAATAGTCATCGTTTAGTTCTGTAATGAATTCAAGCTCTGCATCAAAAACATTGGCCAAAGAATAGAGGCGGCCTAATACAGTGGCCGTACCCTCCCATTCGTGACTGATTGACTTGTTAGACACCTCATTGATTCGAACGGTAAAGGAGCGTTCAAAGCCCCAGGCCTTAATATACTCAACAAAAGTCATAGCTTTTGGCGACTTATAGGCATCAATCTGTTCGTTTGTTAGTTCTAAACTTAGCCCATAAGCTTCGACCATTACTGTCTTTCTTGATTTTTCGACATTCATAATCGTCAAGTGATACCCTTTATCCTTATATTTGAAAGAAAGCTTATTCCCTTCAACAAGATACTTAGCATCCTCATGAGCTGTAAATGTCTTAAAGCCAAATGTGTACGCAGATCCACTTAAATAAGTATGTAGCGTATCGCTCCAGTAAGGCATTGCCTTATCAACAGCATTATCAAGGTGAGCAAGAACTGTACCATATGGATCCAGTACTGCAATTCTGACTTTCTGTAATACCGTCATAGCCAGGCCTCCCGAATACGAACTGTTACATCAGGCTGTTTCCTACAAAAATCAGAAACATGAAATTTGATATCTGTTTTTCCTGGAGGAACTTTAAAATACTGAGTTCCTACAACTTCATCGCCCGGCCTATCCATTCCGTTTACGTACACATGCGATGTTTCTCCATCGATGTTGATTACTGTTCCTGCCGGATATCTGTTAGGAACATCTCTCCATTTGCTGACATGCTGTTTATAGAAGTTGATCACATTGAATCCCATCATGGACATCAATTGATTTCCAGCGCGATTTCCCCATTGTTTAACAGCAACCTGTATCTTCGTACATTTCATATCTGCGATTTCCGGAATTGTGTAATTATAATAACCACCCCAGTAGAAGAAACGTATATTCGCACCTTCCTTTAAGATGTCACAATGTCCCCAGTCCCAATACCAAGGATTCTGGGTATGTAAGTGAGACGTTGTATAGCTCCAATTCTTCAACACTTTACCATTAGCCCATATTTCGTAATGTCCTGTATTACCAACCGCATCTGTCTTATACCAGTTACATCCACAGATAAGTTTGTTGTCTGCTGTTAAGAAGTTGATACACATTTCTCCCGTTTGGCCCATCAAGCCAGCATAGAATAGCAAGTGAAAATAACAGTAAAAGTTTTTAGATCCACTTGAGTCACCATTAGAATCAGCAGGCAAAATAAGGGTTCTAAGGCCGCCGTTAGCAGAGCCTTTCTTATTTCCTGTACTACCAAAACCTAAAAATCTATTGTTAAACCATGTATGAGCAAATAAGGCGCCATTTGCGCCATATTGTGGATGCATAACATCCGTACCGCTTGTATCATCCTTACAGTTAAAAAAACTGTCTAAGGAAGCAAGATGTTCATTCTGTTCATATGTTTCTGTATCCAATTCTTCGATTTTACCGTACTGCATGACGCCCTCTGTCGATACTATTCCAACGTACCCTGTTTCTGCAGTGCAGTTAATCTGATAATCAACAGTTGCAGGAAGAGTTCCTTCATTCTTCACGGTTAAAGAACCTGAGGACGTTGTAAATTCCTTCATGGCAGTACTGTATTTTCTTGGATCAGAACAGTAAATTTCGATTTCTCCAATAACACAATTAGAGCCGGCATCAACTTCTGTATTTGATAGCTTGGTACCTATAAAGTACTTGTCTAATTCGTCATTGAAAATAATCTGAACCTGTTCTTTATTGAGTAAAGAGTTCAGTTTGTTATAAGCCTGTCTGTAGTCATAATTGCTATCTGCTTGTAGCAGGTACTTTACTGTTATGGTTCTAGGCTTAAGTCTTTTAGAGTTATATATAGTTCCATCCATTCCATCAACCTCGGTCTCAAGAACTTCAGATCCTAACAGCTCTCTACCACTCACTGAGAGTGTTCGATAGCCTTTTATTTCGTTTTCAATAAAAACACCATCATAGCACATTGCCTCGGCCGGCAAATCTACACCGGCCTGAGGTTTTGTGTCTATTGTGTCCACAAAGTTATAGAGCATTATTTAACACCTCTCAATGTTTTATTAAATTTCTGTGATCTAGCAAGTTCTGCCTGATCATACTTAGCAGTTGCTCTCGCCATTTCACGACCATCTATTTCTAAAGGCACCTCAATGATGTATTCACCGCTCATTGAGTACGTATAGTCACTATTCAAGGATGTCGTCATTCCTGAATAAGATAAGTTCGGTTGTAGCATATTTGGCATATACAAGATGTCTGAAGCAACTTCTTTGACCTTTGCCTTCATAGCCTTCATACCGTTGATTAAACCTTGGACCCACCATATACCATTCTTATACTGAATTTTAGAAGGTGATCCAATCTTAGCCTTGGCCTGAATTGCCGCATCTGCTGCATCTGCCAAACTAGCGGCCGCCGCTCTGACTGAACCTTCGCTTGCTCTTAAGCCGTTTGCAAGTCCTTGACCAATCATCTGACCACAATATTGTGCTCTTGACTGACACGCATTGAATGCACTGATAATGTTATTGCATGACGATCTTGCAACAGACACGCCTTTTGATAAGCCTCCTTTAAGTCCTGATGTAAACTTAGTACCCATTGCAGTTCCTGAAGTCGAAGCCCTAGCTTCAGCTGCAGACATTGCACTGATAATGCTATTCAATGAGGCTGTCACTGTAGCCGATGTACTGGCAAATGTAGTACCTACCATACCGATAGCCGTTACAAGGGCCATCATCTGAGTACCAGCATTACCTATGCCTACAGAAGCTGCAGATATAGCTCCTATACCAGCTGCAACTGCAGCTAAGCTAGCTCCCATATCCAATAGATTTAATCCTGTGATGATCTTGATTCCGTTAGCTAACTCTTTGAAGCCTTTACCTGCATTCAAGGCAGCCGTACCAATAGAATCAATAACACCCGATACAGACTGTAGTACTCCTGAGACTGCTTCTCCAAAAGCAGTAATAACTCCTGATATTCCATCGAATACTGTTGCAATAATGCTTCCAAACGACTCTATTGTGCTACAGATACCTTCAAAGACCGTCTGAATCACTGGTCCTAACGCAGTCACAACAGTAGCTACACCGTTCAGAATCATCTGCAATCCTTCACCCTGTGAACCTGCTAAAGCAAACGCAGCGCCTACTGCAAGAGCGGCCGCAGCAATACCTAACCATGTTGTTGGTGGAATCATAGCCAAGGCCTCACCAAGTCCTCTGAAGATAGTCGCAATACCGGTACCAATACCTTGTGCTGCTGTTGAAATAGCACTACCTAAGGATGTCACAATACCTGAGATAGCGGTTCCTAGAGTTTCAATTACTAAGGAAATTCCTTGAGTGATACTGTCAAGAATGCCTGAAATAGCCGTTCCAATACCTTCAATACTTGTCTTGATCGTATTGCCAACAGATTCAACCACTTTAGCGATACCCTCATACTTGGCCTTGATCTTGTCAATTCCGCCTGTATTTGGAACACTGCCCCCAGATTCATCTGAATCATCTTTTTTCTTTTTGAAGAGATTTTTCAATGGATCTAGGCTCTTTGTACTTGCGGATTCCTTGATAGCACTTATAAGATTCTTTACATTGCTAACAGCATCTTTAGCATTAGCACCAGCATTCTTAGCCGCACTTCCAAAGCTCTTTAAATGAGATACTCCACTCTGGATTGCCTTGTAACCCTTAAAGGCTAGAAATAATCCAGTAACAGCCTTAAAGGCAGTCTGAATAGTTCCTGGATCTAAAGAACTAACAAATTCGGCTATTTTTTCAATAGCTTCTGCCACTTTCTTTACCACTTTACCGAAAGCACTGGCAAGATTTTCGATCACACCGCTTTGAGCGCAGGCATCCACTACATGAAGTACTGCGTCCTTAACAGCACTTAAGGCAGACGCACAAGCCTGTATAGCTCCGGTATCTCTGAATTTCTCCCAGGTGCCTTTCAAGGCTCCTGCCATATCAGAGAAAACCTGTTTTACCTGATTACAAGTATTAGTAATTCCATTGATATCGATCAGACTTGAAAACTGACTTGCGATTTCTCCGGCAAAATAAGAGGCAGTACCTACAATCTGACCAAAGACATTTGCAATAGTTTCTAAAAGCATAGAGTTTGCTAGAGCATCCCCTATTTTATTAAAGGCCTGACCAAACTTGTCTAATGCTTTCTTAGCTTCTTGAATAGCGCCGGTATCCTTGAATGCATTCATCGCACTTCTAACCTTTGTCTTCATTGTGTTGATTGCACTCATAAAGTCCTGAAGGATAGCCGGTTTAAAGGCATAGTCGATACCGTCCTTAGTCTCCATAAAGGCTCCTGAGAGTCCATAAATGGCTGACTTGACTTTATCCAGGATGTCCACAAAGCTTCCGAATCCCTGACTGTCTAGAATATTGTTAAAAGCGCTTATAATTCGCATTTCAACATTTTCTACAGCGGACTTAATGTTTGTAAATCCTGTTCGAATTGTTTTAGATGCACTTAAGGCAGTTTCGGCAAAACCTCCGGCCTCTGTATCACATTCAATCAACGCAGAATTGAACTGATCAAACGTGATCTGTCCGCTTTTCATTGCGTTATACAGTTCTGTTGTATTACCTGAAGCAATGCCTAGCTTTTTAGCTGTTTTAGTCAAGGCAGGCGCCATAGTCTCCTGAAGTGTTCTCCATGACTGCATATCCGGTTTTCCAACGGCCAGCATCTGAGAATACTGTTGTTGAGCACGACTGACATCGGCAGTGGAAGCACTGGATGCCAGTAATGCATGGTTCAATGCAATAGCTGTATCCGTAGCCTTGTCCATATTTCCGGTTACTGAAGTCAAAGACTGTGCACTCTTAACGATATCTGATAAGGATGTAGGCAATCCCTGCACAGAGGCATTTAATTTTGATACAGAGGCTTTGGCAGCATCTGTTGAAAAGCCTAAAGAGTTCATAACCTTTGGATAACTGTGCAATGTATCAAATCTTGTAATGGCCCCATCTAGTGATGTGGTCACTGTGTTCATAGCGACGCCTAAGGCTTTCGTTACACCTACACCGGCTACAATAGATTTGACTTGAGATCCAAAGGAATTACATACTCCCAAGGCCTTTTTGAACGTGGACGACATGTTTTTATCGGTAGCCGATAGTATGGCTTCAACGCTATAGCTTTCTGCCATATGTGTACCTCCTTATGTTCGTCTAGTTCTCCTTTTCTTCTTTATTTTTCATAAATTCGCTTACGCGTTCCAGTATGGACTTTTTCTTTGTATTCTTTTCACTACATAACCTTTCAAGAGCCGCATCATAATCAAAAAATTTCTGAAAGGTATCAAAGACTTCTTTAATCTTATTGCCTGACTTTTTCTTGGCCTGGGCAGTCATATTTAAATAGGCTTGAAGGTGTAAATGATAAAGTTGATCTACTTCTGCATATTCCAGTGCTTTAATCTTCAATCGGTATTCCTTAGGTGTAAGTGCATCAACTTCACTTAAGTCTCTAAAGTTAAAGTAACGAAAGCAGCTAATAGCTATCTGTTCATACTGTTCGTTGAAATCAACCTTTTCTACGCTTCCTGAGGTGCTCTGTTCTTCATCGGAATGTATCCTACCTCCAATAGCATTTTGCTTACGATTGTATGAGATACATTCGCAGTAGATAAAAAATCAAGCACGCTATCTACTAGAGCTTCAATATCTTCTACATCAACGATATATTTTTCTAGATCCTCTTTCTTTACTCTTGGCTTTTGTCCGGCGTTCATAGCCATCAATACAGTTACAAGAGCTTCCATATCGCCGGCAAGCATAAAAGATACTTGATAGGATAATCCGACATCTTTTTTCACGTTCTCGTCAACACTGACTTTTACGCCCTTGTTGATTTCACGTAAAAAAGCAAAGTCTGCAGTAAATTCATATAGGGTTCCGTTAATTTCAAGTTGTAATGGTTTCATTATTAATTCTCCTTTTCTTTAATAAGTAAAAGGACGTGCTATATCAGTACGTCCTCTGTATTTGTGTTAACTATTTTGCAGCTGCTTGAGTTGTATCCTGGAATACGTATTCAATTAAAGCTTTCTGTTCGGCTGTAACTGTCGCATATCCATCTGCGCCTTTGCCTTCTACCTGGAATGTCAATTCCAATTGAGCAAAATCGTCTGAAGCAGAAGTTTCAGTCTTTTCAGTTAAGTAAGCATGGTAATAAGTTGCTTTATACTTATTTCCAGTACCTGAAGTCTCTGGCTCTTTCATGTTGATTTTCCAAAGTTCCACTTTTTTACGATTTTTCAAGGCACTTGTTAAATCATCAATCAAAGTGTCTCCCTTTGATAGAATTGAAGACGCAGTAATTTCGATAGATACACTTCCAGCCTTAACTACCAGGCCATCCTTAGTTTCTGTAGTATCTGAATCTGCGGACATTGACTCTTCATTTTCTGTTGTAAAGGCTAATCCCTTTGCAGCTTGACTAGATGCTTTTTCTAATAATCGATACATATATACAATATCGCTGCCATGTACTGTTTCTAATACGGCATCTGCGAAAAGCTGTAAATCAAATTTAAGCATTTTTTGTTCCTCCTGTTATTTCATATTCAAGTTCCAGGACACCATGCATTAATGGCTCACTGGTTGTATTGTCAGACAATATACGTTGCTCTATATGTCTGATTCTCCAGCAGTAGTTCTTCGTTTTTTGAATTCTACGTGATAGGTCCTTGATCTGTTGAAGCAGATCGGATACTGTACCACGTTCTCGACAGTTGTTATGCCATAAATGAATAGTTTGGTATACTCTACCTCGAATCATGGTTTTATTGTCGTAGGAATCAACAAACTGACTGTCTGCTAGATAAACAAAAGGGTAGGCTGTTCCTTCTGGTGGCATAAATCCATCGTAAACACCTACTCCTTTTTCTTTAAATTGTTCTTTTAACTGTACCAGTAAAGTGCTGAACAGTTCCTGTTGTGCATCCATTTATATTCACCTACTTTACTAGTTTCTTGAGATCTCTCTCGAAAATAACTTTCTGGTCGTTATAAGCAGGTCTGACAAAAGGCTGAGCACTCATAAAACGTGTACCATACTCAACGTATGGACTGTAGTACGTTCCTGGCCCTGCCTTATATGCAAAACTTCCGTTGATTGACTGACCTCTAATACTCTGTTTGGTCGCACCTGTAGAGTAGCCTCTGTCAAATACGGCATTACGAACCATTTTAGCCTGCATTTCGACACCATTCTGTTTCACTACCGTTTTGACATCTGAAAGAGTCGCATTGTCTTTGAGAGCCTTTTGGAGTCGGTTCAGGCCTCTAATCTTTACCGTGCCCATTACTGAACCTCTGAAAGAATAAAAATTTCTTTTACTCTTAATTTTCTTCTGTAATCGGCCTTGTATCTTCTAGATCCAATGCGAATGAAGTCAAAAGAGTAGTTATACGAATTCTGAATATGGACTGTCAGAGATCCCTGTCTAAGCTTTCCGTAGATTTGCATGATCATCTCTGTTTTTGTATCCATTACAGAGGCATATACCTTATCTTCTGTGACGGCTTCAGTATCATAGTTACCAGTCTCGGCATTGTAATCACCTCGGACAATATGCTGGAAAAAGATAGGAGTGTCATATCTCATATGAATCTGACCTTTCCTATCTTTTGTTCTTTGTTGGCACTTCTCCAGGCTTCTATATCGTCCTCAAAAGCCTTGAAATCATTATCCTTGAAGTTCATTGTCTCGCCTTCAACCGCATGACCAGAAAGTCCTTCTGAGCCAATACGATTGAATCGAGATACAGATACTTCAGTTACGATATACTCAAGTTCTTCAGGAACCGTTTTTGAGCCTAAAAGAGTTTTAAGACGACTCTGTGTCAGTTCAACAATAGCATCTAACTGCTTATCTTCCTGTCCTTCACGACCTAAAAGGATCTTTACGTTTTCGATTACTGACATGTTCTACTCCTTATTTTGCTTTAACAACTACTGTAGTAGAGCCTTTAGCAGTTGCACAGTATGCAGCATCTACATCAACTACAGTGATTGTCTGTGCAGCAGTTGCTTTGATTTCAGATTTACCATCCCATGCAGACCATCCACGTACGTTTTGACCTAATTCAACGGTTGCTTCTTTAGAATCTAATTTGTACTTATATGAATGGCCCTGTGCTAACTTTCCTGAAACTGTGACCTTAGTCATATCAGCGGCAGTACCTCCTACAGAGCTAACTGTTAAGCGCCCTAAAGTTGCGTCTGAGTTAACGACTGCGATAGCCTTCTTGTTTACTTCTGGGACATATTCACCGGCTTTACCTGCACCTTGTAATGCTAAACCGTCGAAATCTTCTGATTCGATAGTACGAGCAGTGTTGATACCTGTGAAGCATTTACCGATACCTGCGATATAAGCTTTGATATATTCATTTTCTGCGAAAAGTTGAGTAGGCACTTCTTCGATATCGAATCCTTTAAAGCGTAATACATCACCGTTATCGATATTTACTGATGATTTCTTGCTTGAAGTAGTTAAATTACAGTCTTGGATGATTGCATATACATCTGGACATACTTTAGCTTTACGTGTTCCACGAGCACCGATATCAGTAAAGTATTTATTCAAATCATTGAAGGCTTTGATTACTGAAGTTTCATTCAATGTAGTAATCTTAACTTGTTTTCCTGCATTCTCAGTAATGTAGTCACCATGCCAAGCGTTAAACAATTCAATTTTTGCAATGGCCTGCAATTCTAATCGGTCATATACAGCACTTTCAACATCGTTATTTACTTTGTGGTAATCAATTCCTTCGTGGAATGCCCATTCGTGAGTATATGGTACATCTTCATCTACATACGTGATTTCTGTACGTTCTCCAAATCGTGAAGAGTTACCTGTACCTTTTCCAAAGGCTACATCTTTATCTTTGTTATATTTATTGACTACGACTGGAATATCTGAAGTTTTTACTGTAAATGCAGTTTCTGACTCTTTGACTCCATCTAAGGCTTCCAAATCACCAACGAACATGTCTCTGAAGTATGCTTGTACACCGAATACGGCTTGAATCAATTCTTTAAACTCTAATTCATAACGACGTGCTGCTGTTGATCCATCTGCGAACATTTGTAAATTAAATGGGTTTGCTTTTGCAAATAATGCTTTGTTCATAGTTCTTAATCTCCTTATTTCTTGTATTTTTTCAATCGCTTTTCGAACTCTGATAGTTCATTTTTTCCGTTGTTAAAAGACTTTGGTGTTTTTCCAGTAGCTCTCTCTGCTTCAACGGCTTTTCTGTCGGCTTTGATGATTGCTACAAATTTATCGATACGGCTCTTTGTAGTATCTGCATCATCACCAACTACGAAGTCTAGAATGTCCTGTGTAGCAGTGATACTGTGATCTGACTGCAACATATCGGCCGCTTGTCTAGATAGATCAGCGTGTTCCTGAGCTTTTTTCAAACGCTCATTTTCGGCACGCAAGTCATCCATTTCTTTGGCTTTCTTCTCTTCTTCGTACTGTCTTTTCTGCTCTTCATTCATTCGAGCTAGCTTTTCTGCTTCGGTTCTAGCGTTCTCAATCTGTGTGGCTGCAGCTTCTTCTGCTTCCTTACGAGCCTTGTCCTCTGCACGTTTAACTCTTTTACGAATGATGTTATCCAATTCTTCCTGGGTATATGTTTTAGCAGTTTTTCCCTGTTCTTCTTTTGATCCAGTTTCTTCTGGATCAGTTTCTTGTGTATCCTCAGCTGCTGGATCCACTTCAGGTTCTGCAAACAATTGCAAGTTGAATGGGTATTTTAAAGCAAAATTTAATGTTTTCATTTTCTTGATCTCCTTCTTTTTAATGAGGTTATGTCCCTCGCCATGAGCTTTTTAAGTCTTCAAAGTTTGGACCTTTAAAACTTTGGCAGTCTACGAGATGCGATATACACCTTGTACTGCCTTGATCGGCCACAAAAAATGCACCGTTGACTACGTACTTCAACGATGCACTCTAATTTCCGATCATAATATCTTTTTTCAATACGCTCCTCATATTTGTGATTACACATCTCTCAGTTCCACGTATTCCGGATACGCTTCTTCTGTGCCTTTGCAGCCTATTCTGAAGAAACTTAGCGCTAGTTCTCCAGCAAGGTCTAATTCTGAGATATACAACGTCTTGCTATCTTCATCAGGCTCATCGTAATATCTGCAAATAGCATCGGATGTTTCGTCGATTGAATTGGCCAATGTCAGAAAAAGGACTGAGATAGCGCTGCAGACGATATCTCTTCCTCTTGGAGCGTAGCCCGCATGGCCATGCATTTCAATCAGACAATCACGTTCTGTCTGTTTAATTTTTATATTGATCACATGGTATCACCCGTTTCATTTGTCTTTTTTTAACATAATAGTTCTTTCAGATAAAAAGCTAGAAGTGACTTGCACTTTTGGAAGCCAGTTGTTATCGGGATTTAAGTTCATTTCTATCTTTAAATCTGTTAGTAAATCATATTGATCCACAATATCATCTGCATGGTCAATAATACTTTGTGCTGCTTCTTTTATATGCTTCTTAATTTGTTCTGATCTATCTTCACCACGTGTGAAATAATAATCCATAGTATCACTCCCTTGCATAATAAAAGGCCACTCATTTGAGTGACCTGTGTTTTAAAGTTAAAATCTTTAGCACCAAGCAACAGTGCCTGCCTTTTCTCCTGCTGAAATGCCCCATAGAGCATGGCCTGCATAATACTGCTTAACATCAACGGATGACTGTTCTAACACTTCGCGATTCCCATCATCGTATATCGCAACTTTTCCTTTTGCGTTTGGGTCTATGTCAGGTGAAAACAAATACACATATCTGCCATTTTTATATTCTAATAGCTCAAATGTAATCATTTTACCACCTCTTTCTATATGAAATTATACATCATGGTCCTTAAGATACTCAAGCAATTCTTTTTGATAATTATATATTTTTTGGACTCTTTCATGACTATCTTCATATATAACATCGAGGCTATCTTGCATTTCTTTCTCTTCAGCTAATTCATGATTTAACATTGTTATATCGTGTTTTTGAATATCCTTTCCCTGTCTAAGTCTAAGCCAAGAATGTGCCATATAATAGTCAGGGTCAAACTTTTTTATTTCTCCACTTCTAAATTTATGTTTGCGAATAAACACATGTTCATATATATTACTTACCTCTTCCTCTGTAAAACCTGAATTTTTAGCTACTTGTTTTATTTCATAAGATTTTTTTCTATTTGTAATTTGAGCGTACAGTGCTTTTGCAATCTCGTCTCTTTTTTTATAGTTTGGGTCATTTTCGTTATTCCAAGCACCATTTAATGCACCAGAGTTATTTGTTTTAGCCTCTAGTTCTTTCCACTCATCAAACCTTAGATCGTGTCCTCCATTTGCTAATCCATCTAGCCATTTTTCATACTCCTTACAATCTGAATGCGGTGCAGTAGAACAATGACAATTACTAGTCACAATTCCATTTGCGATATATAATGTACTTAATGAGGAGGCATCATAAACATGACCAGAATAAAAACACCTTTGAATGTCGATGATATCATCAATCTCTATCAAAGTGGTAAAGGTATCAGAGAGATATCGAGAATTGTCCATAAGAGAGGAGAAACTGTTAAAAAAGTTCTCATTGAAAATGGAGTTTCTTTGAGAGTTCCTGTTAACGCTAGAAAGGCTGAGATTAATAAGGCTGCCATTATCGCTGATTACACTTCCGGCATGAGTTGTTTGGCTGTTGCCAATAAGTATGAAGTCAGTCGCAGTGTTATTCACAGAATACTTAAAGAGTCGAGCATCGTAATCAGAAGCTCTTCGGAGGCTAATAAGATCTCTGCTAGTTGCAGAACTCCGGAAGAAAACGCTGCCCTTGTCAAATCTGCCCATGAAGCCATCAAAGGCAAGACCTATTCTAATGAGGAGCTTCGAAAGAGAGCCATCTCTAGACAAAACACTTTCTCTTGTTTCACCAGTCCCTATGAGAAAGCTATCGCTAATGAACTTACTCATAAGGGTATTGATTTTATCCCCCAATTTGCCATCGACAAATATAATATTGATTTTGCTATTTGGGATAACATCGCCCTTGAGGTCTATGGAGGCGGCTGGCGCACAACAGGTCGTGCTGCTTTGCGCTTCGATGATAGAAGCAAAAAGATTTTCGATAGTGGGCGTTCGATTGTTATCTGTTGGTGTACCAATAGTTCTGCTTTCAATGCAGCCGCGGTAACAGAATACCTTATCACCCTTAACAAGATTCTTTGCTCTGATCCAACCTCGAGATGTAGGCACTATGTGATTGGGGGTGACGGTAACGTTTCTACCATTGGCTGTGACAAACTTAATTACATCTCCTGAATAATCACTCTTTGTAATAGCCTCTATGCCAGGGGCTATTATTTCTGTATCTGGTAAAACACAATTTGGATGCATAGGTGGTGCATTCTCACCAATCTCCATATCCTTTAGCTTGAAGATCTGCTTATCCAGTACCTTACAAATAGGACATACATCCCTTAAACCGCAGGCTACGTATTCATATTCATCGATTCCGTTTGCTTCATAAGACTCAGCCTGAGCTTGTATACGTACTCTAGTTAATTCTGTACGCAATAAACGCTCGGCCTGGTACCTTGTTACGTCGAAACTCTTTCGTACCTTAGGAATAAATTCTCTAGGGTTTCGGCCTTGAATCAAAGATGTTGACAGTATTCCGTAAAGGTCATTTTTCAAAAGGTCCTGCTGTGACCAGATTCGTTCTGAAAATGTAGCATTTTTAAAACTTGAGTTTGCGATTGTCTTTGCGGTTTTAGCATTGTCAACAATCGTATCACCTAAGATTCCTGCGTTTCGTTGAATCTGTTCAAGTGCAGCACCCTCTAACTTTTCCTTTGTGAAGGAAACAAGCTCATCACTGCCAGCAGTAAGCTCAAGACCTATGTTTGCCTTTAAAAGTTCAAGTCGATTGACTTTCATGGCCAGATTGTACAGTCTCATCTGTTCATTGGCTTCTTTTGAGAAGTCTTTTTCTTTAACGTACTTCTTAGCTTTTTTCTCATATTCCTTTATGTCGATATCAGATGCCTTGCGCTTAGCTTCGGCCATTGACATACCCTCTTTGTTTGAATATCGAACGAAGAAGGACTCAATTTCTTTGTTGATCTGGGTAAGCATCGTACTATAGATATCCTGGATCTCCTGAATGTACTCGGCTTCATCTTTTAAATCCGCTTTCTTCCATTCACGCTCTCGCTTTCTCCAGTAGTTACTGCTTTTGCTCATCCTCTTCGTCCTCATCAATTAGCAAATCGTTTGGATCAAAGGAATCAGCACGGTTTTGCATCTGTTCTTCATTTTCTTTTTCAATTCGATCCAGTTCTTCCTTAGGATCTGGAACATAGGATAATAAAGACAACTGCGTTTCTTTTGATACGATACCTTCTGCATCTCGTGCGGTCTGTGTTTCTTCCTGTCGGTTCTTAGGAAGGTTTCTAGACATCTTGATATCAATGTCCATCCAGGCATCTTTATCTGAAACGTTTGTGTTCAATGAACAGAAGATTTTATATCTCTTTCGCATTGATTTCTCAATTTTACGATCAAAGCCAAGTGCCAGGTTACTCATAGCCTGTGTTTTGTAAGCTAAGGCTACACCTGAGGTAGACTGGCCATAGTTCTCATCCGAGATATTCGCTACCATCGAAATCTGATAGATCAAACGTTCAAGACGCTGTAACAAGTTCTCTTGGGTTGCATCTGCCGTTGGCTTGGTTAAAAATTGTACCAGGATATCCTTGGCATCATCTGTACCGTAAATATTAATCACTCGATCATCACGAATTCTCTGTACTCCGTCTTCATCAACTTCAGCACCTAGAATAGCTAAATAGGCTTCTGCAAAGGCATCTACATCGTTGGCTTTCTCACTGATCGTATGGTTGTATTCTTCAGTCAGTCCTGTGATAGGTTCATACAGACCGATACGTTCTTCATTCATCTTGTATTCGACCACAGGAATATATCCGTATGGGTTCTCGTAAACTTCACCTGGTACCTTCACACCCTTTTCGAATCGCTCGATACTGTTTCTAGTCAAGATTTCACCATACAGATTGCCCCATCTGTCTTTAGTCGATAGGTCACCATCGGTATCATGATATCCATATCGCACTGCAAACAAGGCTCTGTGCTTAACCGTATCATCGTAAACCACGAACATTTCATCAGGTTTTACAACGGTCATCTTCGTTCGTCGTTCTTCATCCTGATAAAGGTATTCAAAGGCATGACCATAAATACACACATTCTTGAAAAGCTCGAAGTCATGGTCTGTGATTTCATTATCACGATCAAAGTTTTTCAAGGCCTCGTTAATGGCTTCGTCTTCATGTGCTTTCTTAATCGGGTTACCATAGGCATAGCCCATGAAGGTATCCGTAATATATCGAGGGAAGTTGGCCACAAGTCGGTTATCCGGCTTCCAGGATTCCTTTTCAGGTTGCTGATAGATATTGTGAAAACCTTTATACAGATTCTCTAAATAAGAATAGCGTCTAATTCGTTTTGCATGCTTTTCAATATAGGCCTTTACAATGTTCATAGACACACCATTGGCCACCATAGCTTCGTCGATTACCAGTGGATCAGGTAATACAAAAGGCTTATTTTTAACTTGACTCATAGGTACCTCGCTTTCTATTTAAAAGTCTTGATAGTAACTCTACCCATTGCGTATTTCTCAAGTGCATAACGCATAGCATCCATCAAGTGGTTAAAGTCGTCGATTGGCTGGTTGATTGCATTTCCAAATTTATCCTTGTCAAAGGTGTAGTTCTGAATCTCAGTTGTAAAATTCACGCATCTAGGGTGTATATAAATCGTTAAGCCCTGGATGTACTGAATACCATGTGATATCGAGTCCTTACCCTTAACAGCAGCTTTTGCTCTCAAGCCATAGCCTCTCAATTCTGCAATTGACTTAGGTTCTGCCGAATCACAGACAATAGATTCTTTCCCATATCCCATTGACACGAGACGGTCGTATATCATCCGATTGGTCAGCCCCTTTTCATACAATTCATCCCAGATGTACAAAGCCTTGTTTTTCTCATCCAGGAATCCAATAAAAAATGCAGTAGGATCATTCGTGTAACCAAAGTCCATACCGCATACTGTTTTATAGTTGACCATGTCGGTCAGTTCAAACCGGTAATCAATGTGAACATTGTCATAAACAAGTCCTTCAGTGATTCCCCAGTTCCCTAATCCTGCGACATTATATCGTCGTGGATTGTTAATCTTCATATTTTCGAATAAGCGTTTATCCGCTTCATCAAGCCACTCATTGCAAGTGTAGTTCGTGGTCTGTGCCAGGATATCCGGATTCGAGACATCGAAAAACTTCTTTTTTAACCAGTGCCTCTCGTTCCATGGGTTGAAGCTGATTACCCATTGTTTCCATAAGTTTGGTGGAAGCTCACCACGAATGGACTCATCCAGGGTATCAAAGTCTGCCTCTGAATTGACTTCAAAGGCTTCTTCCAGCCAAGCCCAGCACAAGTATCCATAGTCTACTGTGATAGAGGTAACCTTCAACGGATCGTCCAGTCCTCTGAAAAGGATCTTCTGTCCTGTTGGAAGGTAAGTAGCCTCTAAAGGTGATTCCTTAAAGGACCACAGATTCTCAACTTCAAGTCTTCGTGTAGCCCACTTCAAGTCCGTCCAGCATGAGTCCTTTAGAGTTCTGTATGTTTTACGGATTACAAGCAAATTCGATTTATCGTACTTCATCATCAAATAGATCCAGCGTAATGCTGTTGTTTTTGATTTCTTTGAAGCACGTGAACCCTTGATCACGTTATAACGTCCTTTAAAATTCCAGAATTTCTTATATCCTCGGCCTACGACTTTGGCTATGTTGATTCGTTTCTCCTTGAATCTACTCTTCAAGGTCATCCTCTCCTTCAAAGACTGGAAGGACTACATCAGCCTGCACTTTATCAGTAAACATGCTGTATCGTTTACCAATAAGCTCCGCAGCTCTTAACCGGTCCTTTTCAGATGGGTTCTTTAAAGTGTGCTCAATGTGTGACACACCTTCACCATCACCAACTACAAGGACTTCTTCAGCCTCTGCCTGACCTCGCATGACCTTAGTAAGGTATCGCATGACCTCTGTCACGTCGGCAATATCGTCGGCCTTGATCTGTTCCATGACCTGATCAATGTATTCCTTGACCTTTGGCATGTTACGCAGTTCATAGCCATACTTGCTAGCTGCATCACGGCGGCCTTTATAGCTTGGATATGCTTTCATGACGGCTTCTACACTGTTCATGTCTTTCAGATATTCATGGACGAAGATCTTCTGCTTTTCGGTCAGTCGAACGGACCCACGTGGATGTTTTGCTTTTGGCATACGTTACCTCACTTTCCAGCTTGCTTCGGATAGACAATCAAAATAGGCTCTCAAGGTGAAAGGAAAACGAAAAAGCCCTTGATCGCCTATCCCAGGCAAGCAAAACAAAAAAGCCGAGATTTATCTCTCCCGACTTTTGTACGATACCATTATACTCTGTTGACACGCTTAGTTTCCTAAGTTTTTACTTTAAAATTCTTGAAATGAGCCGAATCATCTTGTCATAGACATTCGAGTAACCGTACTTATACTCAAGATGTCTGTAGGATTCACCATTTACGAAGTCCTCACTGAAGGCTCTTTCGTTATCGTTGCAGACTAGCTGCAATCTTTTATAATAGCCTTCGGCTCTGGCAAGGCACTTGATGTAGAATGCCTGTTCATCCATTAGCGCCTGTTCATCAGATAGTAGTCCATTCACAATCGTACTTTTTTCCTTGTGGTTTTCAATCTTGACCCCTTCACCACCTAAAGGGCAGTGAGGCGTCTGAATATCATTGATCTGATCCGTCAGATCCTGTAGAAGGATTCGAATCTCTTTCAGTTTGTTTCGATAATATCGAATTGATTTTAATTCCTGCAGAATATAGACTGCATCTTCTCTTGTCATCGCTTACCTCCATGATTCTAGTAAGCATCGCTTCTATCGAAGTTCGTCCATCGATACTTAATACAGCTGTCCAGTCAGACTGAACGCAAACAGTTTAATGAGTAGTCCTGATATATTTGTGATCAGGATGTAGAAAAGGAATATCAGAAAGGCAAGTGTCAGACTGCAGACAATTGCAAGTATTATAGCTTTACTTTCTTTCATGTTACTCCTCCAGGATACGGACCTGTTCCGGTTCAACGCAGAACAGGGCTCCGTCTGGAAACTGGATGTCCATCAAAGCAAAATGCGAGACCATGTCACCTTTGTAGCATCTTTTCCGTATGATCTCACCGGTCAGTCCGATGTAATCCCTTTTCAGTCTTCCGGTTCCTGCAACAAGTCCATGCTCATATCCAGAAGTCAGTTTAATTAGCTTTGCTTTCATGCTACCTCCTCAGGGCTTCGATGAGCCTCTTTTGTGTTACATCCTTTTCATCCAGTGCCTTCAGCATATCCTCATCAATGGTTCCAGGAACTATGATCTGATAGATAGACACATTCTCTTTCTGCCCCTGCCTGTAGATTCTGGCATTTGCCTGCTGATACAGTTCAAGGTTCCAGTTAGGTAATGTGTACCACACAGCTATGTGGCCACCTTGTTGAAGGTTAAGACCATGACCGGCGCTTGCTGGATGGATCAGAAGGACATCGATATTTCCATTGTTCCAGTCTCGAACGTCTTTTTCATCGCTCAAGGCTCTTACGTTGAGGCCCTGAGCCTTTAAATGGGCCTTTATTCGTGAAAGCTCATGACGGTAGTAATAGAACACCATAACCGGATTTCCGTTAGCTGATTCAATCAGATCATCCAGGGAATCAAGCTTTGCATCATGTATCACTTTCGTGCCTACATTGTCACCAAATTCATCCTTGATATAGATCTCTCCTGAGGTCATCTGCAGCAACTGACCACAAAGGACTCCTGCATTCACAGCCATCAGTTCTTCATTGCTCTCAAATTCTAGCACTTTTTCACGTTTAAATGTTGTATAGGCTTTCATGGCTTTTTCTGACATGCTAGCCTTGACCTTGATGTACTGAACAGGGGGAAGCTCAGCACAGTCTTTCTGATCAAGGCTCATGCAGATATCACTGATTCTTTCGTATATCAGTTCTTCGCAGCCATCACGCACTTTCCAGTCGTACACGACATGGCCATTCTGTCTTCCAGGCTTAAGATACCTGGCTCTGAACTCAGACAATGTTCGGCCAAGTCTTTCACCCTGATCCATCAGATAGATCTGAGCCCACAGGTCTGGCACTCCCTTGGGGGCAGGAGTACCTGTTAGACCTATGAAGCGCTCAGTCAGTGGCATCATCTTACGAAGTGCCTTGAATCTTTTGGAACCTGGATTCTTGAATGTGGAAAGTTCATCGATGACAACCATGTCAAAATCGAACAGGTTCTGTTCAACAAGCCATGTCACATTCTCTTTTCCGATAAGGTAGATCTGCGCATCCACCTGTAATGCCTTCTTACGCTGTGCAGCAGTGCCTGCAACAACTGAAAACTTTATGTCCTTAGTATGAGACCACTTCTGTATCTCATCCGGCCATGTGCTCTTTATGACACGCACAGGACCTATGATCAGTATCCTCGCTACTTCGATACCTATTAATTCATTCAATATCGTAAGTGTAGTTACTGTCTTTCCTGCACCCATGGGAAGAAGAAGACCACATCTTTCATGATCCAGGCCGAACTGGATAGCCTTCTTCTGGTAGGCATGCGGCTTAAATTCGATCAAAGTGCTGCTCCATTGGCTCGATACCGGATTCAAGCATTGCTGCAAGCTCATTGACCTGTTCCTTGGTTGAGATACAGAACACCTTGATACCTCGGCTTCTTATTCGCTTGGCCATCTTCTTCTGAAGTTCTCGAGGTTTGCCATGTGGCTTTTTCAGTTCTACAAAGAAAGCAAGTCCTCTGTAGAGTATGAGTCTGTCTGGTACACCGGAAAGCCCTGGACTTGTAAACTTCATTGCTAGACCGCCGATAGAGTTGATCTTATTCACAAGATAGAGTTCTACATTTGATTCTGTGATCATTGAAGGCCCTCCCTGTAATTCTTCATCATGCGCTCCTGCTTAGCCTGGATGATATCATTGATCTCCTCATCACTTACACCGTAGTAGTATTTCATCTGATCCATGATGATCAGTACATCGGCCATCTCTTCCACAAGATTGGACCATAACCCTTTATACTCAAGAGGCTTTGTACTTCTTTCAGGGTATCGGATCAGCTTTGTGATGGCCTTCTGCAGTTCAGACAGTTCTTCAACAGCTACAAGACTTTGCATCTCGATGCCGTACTGTCCTATATAGACCTTGTTTGTTTCTCGATTCATTGTTTTTACCTTCCTTTCTATGTCAGGACAACAGAGGCAACAGTGAAACGGTAGTCCCAACTTTTTCTATATATATTTCATATTTACTATATATTGTTACGCGCGCGTATACATGTGTGCACGCATTATATACATTTATATATATTTATTAAGTTAACAAAATTACTGTTTCCACTGTTGCTTTGCTATGAAATAGCTTTTATTTAAAACAGATTTGCCGACAACGCTCTCAAATTTACTGTTGCCGTTTTTTATCTTCACTGTTTCCTTGGTTTCCATGTGATTTTTTTATGTTTTTTCACAAGTTGTCGTCACTGTTGCCCACTGTTGCCAGAAGCACGCTTTTGGAAACGGTCCTGTTTCTAATCTTTGTGTTCGATCACGACACAATTTGCCAGGATTTCCTTCAGTTCTTTACCTGGATCCACATTCTTAAAGTAGCCTTTTTCCTTCATGCACATCAGATTACTAAACTGCTTGAACGTGCCCGGATAACTTTCCTGGACATAGGCATCCAGGATATCCCATTCAGCTTTTGTCAGACGATAGCGACTGTCTTCGATATACGTACATGCCATCCAGTATATTCTAGCAGCAGCACAGTTACCCTCGTCTCCAAATAGACATTTATCACAATCTACTTCTCCACAAGCGCATAATGTCTGATCGTCCCCTCTAACACAGAAGGAATCATTGTTCTCGATTTTCATAATCTGTTCGAGATAATGTTCTAAGTTTGTCTCCTTAGTCATAACAAATTTCTTCTCTTCCATCTTCACCCTCCTGTATTCTTCTGTAGATCTCCGACTCAATACTACACACATTCAGCTCCTCATCTTCACGTGCCTGTTTTCTAGTTGTATGCCATAAAGACACCACCAGTTTTTCCAGCTTCCTAAGCGCATCCTCGCTTTCGACCGTCACATGCAGCTTGATACCTGCATCTATAAATTCTCTGTTCATTTAGTTTCCTTCTTCTCCTCTAACTCGATTAGCAGCCTTTCAGTCATGTACCCTAGTTCGACCATCAGTCTTTCATTCTGGTATTTCAGGTCACTGATTCTTTTGGACACTATTGTTGAATACATTACTAAGCTCACAAAGCCTCCCGTAAAAAACCCAACTATAAGATAGATCATCAAATCACCTCACAATTTCTTAATATTTCATTGATAGCTATATCAGAAGGAACATTTTTAAAAAATCCTCGTTTCTTCATGCCTGATAAAGCTGCATACTTGCTAATCGACTTATTGCCAAGTTCTCCCTTAAAGGCACATAATAAATAGAATTCCTTCCAAGTTATCTTATATAGCGGCCTTTCATTTTCTTTTCCAGACCCCATAAGCCATTCCTGTCGTGTCATTCAAATACCTCACAGTTCGTAAGTATATCTTTAATTGTTGCAGTGCCAGGGATTTTCTTAAAGAAGCCTTGTTTCTTTAAATCTCTTAACAAATTAATATCTTTGAGTCTAGAATCCTCTGAGTGTATCTTCAACATCTCATATTCACTAGAAGTTAATTTATATTTTTCTTTATTTTCCATTTAAATCCACCTCAATTCTTCCATCTAGCGTTTCTTCTCTTTTATAGCCTAACCTTTTGAACATTCCTTTAGCACTTATTTTCATGTTCTAATTTTTCCTTAGCTTCTTTATAGAATTTTGCTTTTTCATATAACTGTTTAGCTAATCTGCTTACACGCTCACACGTGTTGTCTGCATTTTTCCAATTGAAATAAAGAACGTTGATGTAATCAATTAATTCATCTTTAGTAAATCTTTTCAAAGTGGAATTTGAATACATTTTAAAATTTAAGAAATTAAATGAATTATCATTAAACGGATGCTCTTCTTCAAAAATGTTCTTATATTCATTCAACTCTTCTAACCATTCTGCAAGCTGCTTATAGTCTTCTCTACCACGATCACCCATGCACTGATCTTCAGATGATTCTTTGGCGATAATAATTGCTTCATCTAATGTCATTTTCTTTCCCTTCTCCTTTAGACATACAATCTCTTACCATGATAATTAAAGTAACGTCCTTTTTTCTTTTTGCTTTTGTTAATCTATTAATGATTTCTTGACAAGTCATTTTGATTCTCCTTATAGGGTTCAGGCAATTCCATCCAAGCAACAACTTTAAATTTACTTAATGTAGTTTTCTTTTCTATCGACCATTTGCCATCAGTTGTATGTGATGATTTAACAGTTCTTATACCATCTTCATATTTAAGAGTCACAAGCACCTCTTTTGATTGCGTTCTCCAAAGTGCGTCGCTCCATTTATCGGTTCCATACAATTTAGCAAAGATGCTATCATGCTCCTCTGGTAGTCTTTCAGAAACAGGAATCCACTTAAATGAATCTGCTTTATCAACTAATTCTTGTAAACACAAAGCATGTTCTGTATCTTCATTTATTGGTCTACCTTCGTAATGCATATCAATGTAGTTATCAATGATATAGCTTAGGCTTTCCTGATATTTATTCATTTTCTATAATCTCCCCATCTTCAAAGTGATATTTCTCTAAAATATCTTCAAATTTTAGCTTAAATGGGCGTTCTGTTAAGACAATGTAATTCTCGTTTAACTCCTGCCCATCAAATAATCCAATAATTTGGCCAAAACAATCATCAAACATATACCAGTTTGTAAGAGGCAGCATTGCAAACTGTTCCCCTTCCTGTATACCTCTTTCTTCCATAAAATCTTTCAGCTTTTTAACTTCTAACATTTTCTTCCTCTTTTTTTAAAGAATTGCAAGAATTATACCGATGATACTAATCACCAAAATAAATGATTTAAGTAAACTCTCAAGTTCGCTTTTATCTTTTATATAACACAATATAATAAGCATTGGCGTAACAGTAAGATATAAGATAAATATAACTAGACGCATCGTTACTATAATTTGTTTCATATATCATCATCATCCTCATTTGAATCATCGTTGAAGATATCCTCAAACACATCAGCTAAATGCCTCACATGTTCTTCATATTCTTCTTTTGCGATATTCTCAAGTTCGTCTGTCCACATTCTAGATAACCCGTATTTCTTGTTGATCTCAATAAATTCTTCAAATGTCATTTCTTTGAGGCCTCCATAGTCTCCTTAGCCTCCACAAGTTCCTTATACTTGCGCATATAGAAGTCTGACTTCTTCAGATCTTCTTCCTGACCTTTGCTGGCGGCTCTGTAGCGGTACTTCCATACATTGCATAGACAGAAGGCTGCTACGATATCATCACCAAATACAAGCCTCATCTCATCCAGACACTCTATAGCATCTTCCCTGCAGTAGTGCTTAGGATGATTGATCATATCCACTTTGTCACCTTGTGCCCTCTTGTTCATTTCGAGTGCCTGCTTGCAGTAATCATTTGCTTTTGTCATATCAGCAGCCTCCTAATCTTTCCACAAAGTCCTCATTGATAGCCTGTTTCATCTTTACAGCACGATCCACTTTATGAAGGATTCGATTTACTTTCTTTTCTGTTAGATATCCAATAGGATCACCGATCATTCCATTATCAGCACCTATAAGTGCTAACTCAAATGGAGAAAAGCCATCTCCGTAAGATATGATCCTTCTTTCATACATATGACAGATCACACTTACTTTGATGTCACCAAATCTATAGAGCCACTGATTGCATTTATACCGTTTCATAATTTCAGTATGATCTTCTGTAAAAGTTTCATAGTCCGTATGCAATTCAATTTCTGGATTCATTGTTCGTTCTCCTTTTTAAATAACTTCTTAATTTCAGGCCACCTCTTATCCAGCACAAGAGCGGTAGCCTCGCAAACGATAGACCATCTTAAAAGGTCGACAGTGGCAAATGGAAGATCCTTCTTGTTGTCACTGCGGTTCTGTCCTGCAGTCTTCTGTGTCGTCATGTGAATCAGTTCATCGACTAGACTTTCCAGGCCTTCCGGGTTTCCACTACTGTTCTGTCCCTTTTCGAGAAAGTCCCACATCTTATCTTTCATCTGTTCTTTCCTTTCTTCACTATTGTCGTTCCAAGCCTAGCAAGCGCTACACCAGTACGCGTCAGTTCCTTATCATCTGTATACAGCCTGTTTCGAGCCATATAAACACTTTCGGCCTTACTGACAAGGACAAGATTATCTAGGTCATAGTTTCTTCTATCACCGTCTAGAAAAGCACATTTATATCCTTCAGGGATAGGCCCATGTGCTTTTTCATAAATAAGTATGTGCTTGGCCTTCCAGTTATCCTTTTTCTTTCCTTTGTACTTGTCCGCTATCTTTACATACACGTAGCCATCCTTGCTCTCAGTCTCAGTTCCAATAGGGCACCAGTTATCTGGCCTATGGCCTCTACTGAAGCTTCCAATATTACCACCAACATTGAACATGCCTGTAGTACCCTTGTTAACTGGAACATGACCTTTTTTAAACCGGGTGTCCCAACTTGAGACGATCTTGTAGTTCTTCTTGATGGACTGTATCTGCTGACGTGTATAGTTTGTACCCCATCGTTCATTGAACATCCTCGCGATTTCATCGGTTCCTCTTCCGGGAGCGATTTCTCTTAGATATTCAATCTGTTCCATAGTGTATTTTCTACAGTTCCCAAGACATCGTTCTGGGTTAATGCCACTTTTCAACTTATGATTATGCTTGTAGGCGTCTATCTGCTTTTCTGTAAAGGAAGTGCCGAAGTGCTCATTTAGCATTTTAGTCACTTCACTAACTCTTCTTCCCTTAATGATACTGACCAGGTAGTCACTCTGCTCTTTACTGAGTAAATACTTAGGCACTATCCTATCTTCTTTCTGCCTTCGATTCTTAACATCTCAGGTACCTGACTAGGATCTCTGTCATCCATCGCATACTCCATTTTCAGCTTCTCTGCTTTTAGCACTGTATTGGCATTGGCAATGATCATACCTGCAACACTTTTAATTGCCTGGCTTCTCTTGATCTGCTGCTTCAATGCATCGCCGTGCAGATCGTCATCATTTAGACGCTCGATCTGTTCGAAGAGAATGTTGTTCAAATCTGTTAGTTTATTCTCCATATTTGTTTTCCTTTCAAATTATTGTTACTTCTTTGGTCTTAAATAGACTCTCTGTTTTCCATAGGAGGCTCCACGCTGTCTTATGGATCCAGTACGCTTCCAGCCAATATGATCCATGATGGCCTTCAGTTCTCTTTGATCTGAGTTTGAGAATCTTACTTTTACATCGTTGAAGACTTCACACCATATCTCTAACAGACTTACACAGTCACGTTCTTCAACTCCTTCATTCTTTGGATTCTCAAGCCACTGAACACGAGCACCCACTTCCATATCCAGCCAGTTTTCCGGAAGCTTTCTGTCCAGGTACTCACGAACCATATCCTCACGCACACTTCTGTACGTGTATTCTTCCTGAGCTTGTTGCGCTTGCTTCAGAAGTTCTCCGTCCAGGAATAAAGGCTCATGCTCCTTGAATCTCTGCTTTGCTTCGGCAAATATCTGATCACGTTCCTTAGGCAGCTGCGTGAATACAACTTTCGTTGCACGCTCTGGATCTGTTCCAATCGGCCAAAAGCGACGGTTACCTGTGTAGTCCCTTAAAAACTCTGTGTCATTCGTGGTACCGAAGAAAACGCACTGTCTTGGGTTGTCTGTGACTCGTCTTGCGTAGGCCTTGCGGTATCTGTCATCACGTTTTGAAATGAACTGTTTCATGGATTCGATGTCTGCTTTTCTAGCTGCAGATAATTCAGACCATTCAACAATCCAGGATCCATGCAGTGCCTCATATCCTTCTTTTCCAGCAATCGTTGTGATTGAATCTGAGAACCAGTCACCACCAAGAATACTGAGCATATGCGACTTACCGATACCCTGCTGACCTACAAGTACGGGCATATAGTCCATCTTGCACCCAGGAACATAAATACGGTTCACTGCAGCCGTAATCGACTTACGGGCTACGGCTCTTGTATAGGCACTGTCATGTGTTCCTAGATAGTCAATAAACAAAGTATCCAGTCTAGGCACTCCGTCCCACTCCAAACTGTCCAGGTAGTCACGTACTGGGTGGAAACTGTTCTGTTCCTGTACGTAGGCTACAGCATCATCGATCTTGCCCTTAGCCACAATGTGATAGGTCTTTTCCAGATAGTAGCGAAGCGAGGCATCATCCGTATCGTTCCAGGTCCTGTCAGTTGGATTGAACTTCCACCATGGAAGACTTCCCGTCTTGACCGGCTTCTGAGCAAACAGATCATTGCCACCAATAGAATCCTTAAGTTTAGGATCCTGCATCAAAATCTTGACGATATTGTCCGTAGTCATCCGGAAGTTTCCATGCTTGTCGACATCCAGGTTTTCAAGCCAGTTTACTTCATCATTACCCCGTTCTACTGTCTCATTACCCCGTTCCTGCATCTCATCTGCAAAGTCATTCTGTATTTCATTCTGCTTGTCCTTTGCCAGCTGCTTTCTTGTAAGATCATCCTTTTGCATCATTTCAACCATGAACTCATTGGACTTACTGTCTGTGGCATCCGGCCACAGATGCAGTCTTACAAGATCATAGGCATTGCATAGCATCTGTCCGGTTGGATCGGTACTGTGGTTACTGTAGGCGTACTTGTCTTCATAGATTACAAGTCCTCCTGCAGTAGATCCCTTGGCATAGGTGTAGCGGTTTGCATCGTTATCCACAGGTACATAGTCGTCCGGGATAAACTTAGCGATAGCTTCATGTATGTTGTAAGCACGACAGAAGGCACCGATCCATCCGGACTTCGTTAATGGATCCTCCTGCTTGCTTGTGATCTTCTTATGTAATTCAGTTTCTCGTGACGAGCGTGGCCAGAAGCTCATGTCTGTCCAATCGTCTACATTTTTCAACACGATATCCGCATTGAGCAGTATGCCGTCAATCTCTTTGAAGACATAGTCCCCATCGCTTGAAGTCGATGGCCAGAACATCATACGAGCCGGCTGATAGGTCGTATCATCAAAGATATCCATATCGATTCTTGAGGCGACCCATCTGGCCAAAAACTCATATTCATCCGGATTCACGTTCCTAGACAAAGGAAGAATCCATCTGAATTTAGGATGTTCCTTTGTATGCTTATGTGTTGAATAAATACATCCTTTAAAGTTTGCTTTCTCATTGATCAAGTCAATGAAGTTACCAGGTGCAAAGTCTGCATCCAGTGTGATACAGCTTCTGGAGATAACTGACTGATTGTTTCGTTTCCCTTCTCGTAGTTCCCCTGCAACAAAGCCTCCTACATCCTTGATTTCTGACTGCTGGTCTCTTGTCATGGATGCATACTGTGCTACGGTCTCACTTGTTCTTTTCGTAACGCTCAGTTTATCCATCAGAGCTTGCCACGACATTTCCTGGTTGTAGTACTGTCTCTGTCTTCGGTTCTTACATGTGGCAATCTTCATGCGTTATCTCCTTTCTGTCTGCTTGTTCTTATCTTTCATTCGGTTCAGAATATTTTTCTGATCATTTCTAATTGTGTTCACAGAGTCCAGTGTCTCTGTGCTGGCTCTTTTGATATCCTGGAAGACCTGCATGGTCTCCTTTGATAAAACAGTATCCTGTGCAGGTTCTTCCATCGTCCGGTTCAGATGAGCCAGTGACAGAGCGATACTGTCCAGACGGTTGCAGATGCGGTCTCTGGCATTATCTATTGCCTCGATCAGGCGGTCTACATCATCCATACTGGCCATATCGTCCTGTCTTCTCTGTTCTGCAGGTTTATTTAAATAGCAGAGTCTTTGTTCGATAGCTTTTACCGAGCGTCCCTGAAGCAGAGTACTGTACGTACTGTGTATCTGCTTTGCGTTCAGTCCGATAGAAGTAAGCTGTCTTAAAAGTTTGTCCTCTGCATCTATCCATTTAGCTGACATCGCCATTCTCCTGTCATGCACCAAGTCTAGGTGCTTCTGCGACATCCAGTCCAAACACAAGCTTCAGCATCCATATCAGAAAGCTAAAGACAAGTACCCAAAGGATGCCGACAATGATTTCTCTTTTATATTTCTTCATACTATTAATCTTTCTTGTAGTAGGTACTTGTAAATCCATCGCCCACAAGGATCAGATCCGGTGCCCACTCAATAGGTTTGGCCATCACTTCCAGCAGCTTTTCAAAAGCCTCCTGTTCAATGCGGGTATTAGCTTCACATATGACCTCATCATGTACATGCATGACACAGTCAACGCCTATAAAGTCACAGCCTTTCATCGTCTCGCATAGACAGTCTCGTGCAATGGCCTGTACTACATTTTCCGTAAGCTTTCCGCCCCACGTGTTAATCCAGCACCACTGACGTGTAGTCTGATTCAAGCCCATGAACTTGACCTGGCCATCTTCGATACACGGCGAAACATAAGCTATCCTTCTGCCATTAGGAAGCTGAATGTACACGTTTCCGTGTGACTTGAACACGGCCATGTTGCGATCAAGCTGTGTATAGCCTCCATTGATAGCCTTCTCAAATGCATGCCCTAAGGCATACCAGAAGTTAGGAATATTCGGACTGGCCTGTCTCCATTTTGTTACGATCTCCTGCTGCTGTTCCTGACTTAACCCCATCTTGCTAGCACCAAAGGCTTCAAGTGCTGCCGTTCCACCACCGTATCCAAGTGCCAGCTCGGCAATCTTACCTTTCTGCCTTAAATGTCCGTTTACTCCATGTTTCTCAACAGGAACACCAAACATCTGACTGGCAGACGCACAATAGATGTCGCCTCCGTTTTTGAAGACATCCTGTCTCCACGTTGTACGTGTAAGCCATGCGATCACACGTGCTTCGATGGCACTGTAATCGGCAATAGCAAATACGGTTCCGGGACGAGGTATGATCATTGTTCTTATCAGTGTCGAGAAGACATCATTCATTGAGCCGTAAAGAGCTTCCAGTGTTGGCCAGTCCTTCTGAGCTACCAGATTACGAGCCGTCTCCATATCATCAAAAGAGTTTCTGGGGAAGTTCTGTGGCTGGATCAACCGACCGGCCCATCTACCTGTACGGCCTCCAAAGAACTGGAAGCATCCTCTGACTCTTCCATCACTGCATGCAGAACGGATGAAGGCTTCATATTTCTTGACACTTGTCTTTCCAAGTTCCTGACGTATCTCAAGAACTCTTCTTGCATCGTCGCTTATATCCTCTTTTAAAAGGTCCTTAACGACTTCTTTTGTAATACTGTTTACTGTGATACCCTGCGTGTCAAACAGCCACTGTTTCAACTGCATGACACTCTGCGGGTTATCCAGCTTTGTAATTTCCTTAGCCTCTCTTGCAAGGCTTTCGCTCAGTTCTTCATGGTAGTTCCATATAGACTGGATCAGGTCAACGGCTACCTGGATACCTCTGTCGTTGATATGCTGATCCATGTACCAGTTCTCCCACTCGAAGTCAGGAATCTCACCCATGGCATCCAGTGTATTGTAGATAGCCTGCTCAGACTCAACATCACGTTTGTTGTACTCAATGAAGGTCTCCCACTTATCAGGTGCATGCTTAGGAAGATTGATCGTTCTTCCGCCGTTTGCCTTAGTTGGCCCGCAAGGACAGCAGAAGTACTGGATCAGGCGCTTTCCGGTTGCAAGCTTGACCTTGTCATCATCCAGTCCTAAAGCAGGACCTAAGGAAGCAAGAGCACCAGGATAGCCATGTTCTACGGCCATGATCATCGTATCCTTCCACTGCTCAGGTGGAAGAAAGCCTTCATAGCTTAGCTTCTTGTCAAAGTCCTTCGAGTACCAGTTATCCAGTACCTGCAGGTCCTTTAAATGTCTTGTAAGACAAACTCTTTCAAAGTTGGCATTATGAGCTACCTTGATAATGTTCTCGTCTGTAAGTGCATTTAAAATCGATATTGGAAGATGTTCTCCATTGGCCATGTCTATCACAGTTACTGGTTCATCGTTGAATGCATATCCAAATAAGAGAATCCTGAAGTCAGGACTCTCTGCATACTTGTATACTCCGCTTTTTCCAAGATCTACACTTGAATAGGTTTCCAGGTCTATATGAAGAAGATTCTTATAACCAGCCATTGTCATCAGTGCCTTCTACTTCATCTGCAAAATCAGATGTACCAGAAGCACGACCACCAAGATAGTCACCATCCATTGTCTTCAATACATTAGACAAGCCACAAGAGATTCCGCCTGTTCCTTTGATATATGGGAAGAAGTTGAATGTGATCTTTCCATAGCATCCTGAATAGACTTCTGATGCAATCTGTTCTTTAGGAATGATCACTAACTGGCCGCCCTGGATCTTGCATACATCCGGTGCTGTAGTGGATTTAACACTTAGCTTGTACATTCCTTTATAGTTCGCATCTGACATTAATCTTGGATCCTGATCACAGTCGACTAATAGTCCTTTATCTGATCCAACAGGTCGAATGAAAGGTGTCGCCTTTGTTGCAAACGAGTTACCATAGTCATTGATACCTTTCTGTCTAGCGGCATCATAGTTAGCTTTGATCGTATTCAGTGTAGCCTTGTCTGACTTGTCGATCAGAATGTCCACACTGTATTTCTTGTTTGGTCCATCTGCATATGCATATGGTTCTGCCAAGTGACAGAATGTGAATCTTACGACTCCTGTTTTTGCTTTTTGAATTGTTGACATTGTAATTACCTCTACTTTCTTTTTTTTAATGTCTACTGAACTTCATCCTGGAAGTCCTCAACTCCGGTCTTAACGATCGAAGGACGCTTGTCTGACTCTTCTACTAAAGTCGGCTTTCCTTCCGGCTTGTCGATATATGGACTGGCCAGTTCTGTGAACTTCTTCTTACCGACAAGCTTTTCTAGGTTTGTAATAGATAACAGTTCCTTCGGCTTAAGGAATTCGTCTTCCTTAAATCCTTCGTCAATTAATAACTTTTGCACGGAATCCGCGTCCACGATCTTTCGACTGCTTCTTCCTTCAACTACCTTGTAACCGTTGTAATGAACACCTGACAGAGCCTGGTTCAATGCAAACTCTTCGATGTCGGCACACCATTTCTTCATCTCACCCAGTCTAGGAAGCAAGGATGCAACCTCATCATCTGTAAGAAGCATGGCATCATACATTTTGTTCTGTTCTGCAATCGCAACGTTCATCTTGGCTCTTTCCTTGCAGTTGGCTTTCACCTTGCAGAACTGACACCACTTGCCGGCTTCCTGTTCTCCCTGACCGTCCCAGGCCTTCTTGGCTGCGGGCTTGATGACATTCTCCATGTAGTCACATAAGTCTACGGTTGAGATCTCATAGGTACTGATATGATCCAGACGGGGCTGGAAGATATGCATCTTCACCTTATCGAATGCATAGTAGGCTTCATACTCATGAAGAGCTCCTGCTGCATAGATCAGCAACTGAGAGTTATGGGGTGCATATACAGGCACTCCTTTTCCATATTTAAGGTCGATCACATGCAGTGTATTGTCACTGACGATAACGGCATCGCTTGTCCCAAATCCTTCAGGAATCCATGGAGTCAGATCCAACTGAACCTCGATATCCAGTTTGGCATCACCACATGTCTTCTTTTCCGTGTTCAGTACTTCGATAACGTAGTCACGATAGGCGGTAGTACATTCATCCATTTCACCATCCTCACATTTCACTTTCCTGCGAGGGTGACCTTCTACATAGTTACGAAGCTTCTCTTCGGCTTTGGAATGAGCCAGTGTTCCTTCGGCTGAATAGATACTGGCTTTTTCTGTCACATGTTCTTCCAGTCTTGCCGATGGTGTACAGTGGATCCACCGGTTTGAACTGGATGCGGAAAGGACCGCATGTAAACTAGGCATGCAGTACCTCCCACAATTCCTGATGACGTTCTTTAGGAATATCTGTTAATTTCTTCTGTCCAAACTGAGCAAAGATAGCTAGAAGCTTTTCAAGTCCATGTGTCTGCTTGAACTCGGCACAGGCTCCACGTAATTCTTCAAAGCTGTGTTCTACTGTCTGAGGCTTTTCTGCTTCAGGTTTTACAGGTCTCATACCTACTTCTTCTTGAGGCATCCAGTCTTTGGCCAATGGAATTTCATTCTCAGTTGTCTTATTCTTTTGAGATGGAGCTTTTTTATTCTCTTCCCAGGCAAATGTTTCTGGTTCAGGTAATGGACCTAACGAATCCATTCTTTTCACATCTAGCTCTTTAGCTAGATCCAGGATCTTTTTGGCGTTGTCAATCTCTTCCAGACTGAACTGCATAGTTAGCTGATAGTACATTTTATTCATCTTCCTCTATGATTGTGCTTTTGCCGTTATCGGCTTGTTCAAGCAACATTTGTGTAAAATCCTTTGAGAACTTGTCGACTAGTTCATTGATTCCTTTATGAGCTTTAACTGAATCAATACCTGTCATGTAGCATAGAAGTGCCATCTGTACGGCATTGAATTTAGTACCGATTACAATATGACTTCCCTCATCACTATGACTCACCACTTTTGCGGTAATCGTGAACAAAGTCTTGTCCTCTGCATCTGTTGCTTTTTCAAGCAGTTCGAGTTCTTCTTTCAACTCTTTGATTCTTGTTTTTAAATCATCATTCATTTTTTTCTGTTTTCCTTTCTAATGTGATATAATGTAGGAAGCTAAAGACATTTCGAATCTTAGCAATGAGTCAGCGTTTCGTCCCGGTGACTCATTTTTTTATGTCTTCTCGAGTCCTACAACCTGAACACCATGCGTTGTGATATAGATTTTTAATAGGAAGATATTTACAACAAGAGCAACTTAGTCGATGTGTATTATGGATACTGGCTTGACCTGCCAGTATGCACAGTGTTCAGGTTGTAAGATTCGAGACGCTTCCACGTTATTCATCATTTTTTCTTTTCTAGTTTTTCCTTTTCCACATTACGGATAAAGTCAATGACTGACTTTCTAAGCACTTCTTCAAACTGTGGATCATTTGAAGCAACTACGGTTACACTCAATCTGAATCAAACCTCCTTTCTATAACTGAAGCGACTGGATCGTACTGCAGACAAACCATGTGCCTACTAGGCAGCTGATCACAAGCAGTACTCCAACAAAAAGCACTAAGTTAGCAACTGTCTGCTTTCTTGAGACTGCCTTCTCTCTTTTATCCAGTTCAGAGTACCTGTGCATCATCCTTGTATACTCTGTTTCATGTGAATTGTTTGCGAATGGAGCAAGCTCACACTGCTGTTCCATAATGGCATCGGCCTTCTTTACGGCCTTTGCTCTAGATGTTGATTTTGCGGTTGGCATAATGTTATTTCCTTTCTTATCTCCTGATATAATTAAGTCAGGAGGATCATACTTATGAATACAAATTTCAAAGACATAAATCTTTATATTCACGAACGATATAAACTGTTCTGTTTGCGCTGGATCAAGAAACAAGTGACGGAGGTCTACTTTGGTAAAGAAACTACCAGAAAGCTTGCTGCATTACATTTTCTTGAGGCCCGCTATGAATTCAGTGATACAACGAAGACTAAAGTCATGAAGTCCACTTTCTATGAACTGACGGATACCTACTTCAGATACTGTGTCTGGAGAAGAAACCGGTTCTTCTATGGAACACTGTAGCCCCAGCTTGTTGCGGGTATCACATCTCTAATAGTCTCAGTACTAACAGTAGTAGTACTAATGAGCTTAGGACTGCGATGATCAGATAATATTGCAGTCTTTTCTTATACAGAACCTGGAAGAACTCTTCCGTTGCTTCATCGATTCCGTACTGTTCAATAAACTGTTTTCTCAGTCTTTCATAATCTTCTTTTGTTTCGTACATATGTTTCCTTTCTTATCTCTGAGCGGCATTTGTGGTGCCACTTCACTAGGACATTTTATCTTTTGCGAAAAGTTGGTATCTTCATGTCCTTGCTAAAAGCGGCTGGATCTCTGCTAAAGGGGTTTATTATATTTTTTTGACTACTTTTTCTTTCAGGTGCTTTGAATGTGAGGTAGGTAGAGCGCAGACTGAAAGAGCGTCATATGACTCGAACGAAATTACAGGATCCAGTATCTTGCGGCGACAGGTTTTCCTTTCTAACCTGGGAAATGGCACCGCAAATACCGTTCAGAGAAATTTCATATTTATGTGTATTTTTGAAAATTCGATGATACTATCTATCCTGGAAGGAGGTGTCAGCAATGCCTGAATTCAAAGAAGCTGAATTTAAGAATCCTAATTTGCACTCTTACTCAGTTCCGGACATACTAGAAGATGCAGTATTCCCAGAAGACATAACTGCTGAATACATCCAAAGACTGTATGAACAAGCAATCGTAGACTCAAAAGAGTCAAAAATAGAAGCAAGAAAAGCAACTATTCTTTCCGTTATTTCAATACTGATTGCTCTTGCATCACTGATATATATAGCATTTTCTTTTAATGAAGTGCCTTATACGTTGTAACGATGATACTGATAATAGAAATCAGTATCGCAATAATTGAGCAAATATTTGAAGCTTTGTACCAATTCATTTTCTTTTCTCCTTTGTATGCTACGAGCATACTTTTTCTGATTTTCTATGTGCTACAATTTCCTTTTGGGTAGACCTAGCAAAGTCTTTTCCATCTATCGTTAAAGGCACATTTACTCGCACCATTTGTGCCTTTTCCTTCAGAATTCTTCCCCTGATGACATTTTCTTTTCTCATATAACTTCTTCCTTTCTGTTAATTTCCATATTGCGAGGCTATAAATTTGGAGGTAATTAAGTTGACAAGTTTTTTTTACCTTTCCTATTCCTTTGTTTTGCTTAACAAAGAGTGCGCTGTCAGTTCCTTAACAACTGGCAGTTTTTTTTATTTACTGAAAAACAACTCGTCGATGTTCGCATCTGGAAATCTGTTCTTGAACTTACGCAGGAACGCATAGCTCGGTTTTCGATATCCCGTTTCAACCTTGCAGTAGTATGAAGGTGAAACATGTATCTCCTTCGCCATTTCTTTCTGTTCCAGGCCTGTTTGGTTTCTGAAGTCCTTTAGCTTCGTGTCCCCTTTCACATCAGGCCCTCCTCATCCTCAATATCTTCATCCTGACGTCCGCCACAGAACTTGTTGATGAAGTACACCTGGCCTTTTCCAGTTACCTTCGTCGTTCTCGTTTCAAGAGGGCTCTTGTCTCCACGCTGTACAGTACGTACTATGATCTCAAACAGACCAAGCTCCAAGGCTCTCTGTGTCGGCTCGCATGAACCTTTGCAGATATAGCCTCTTTCACGCATCCAGGCATATAATCTCTTCTCACCGATCTCGAATCCGTTCTGCTTGATCAGATGAGCAAGCTCACGAATCAGGATGGCCGAGTCAGAGGCAACCACGCTCTCTGCGAAGATCACTTTCGGCTTCTGTTCCTCCAATTTATTATTCGTTTCTTCCAGTTCCTTTGTTTTCTGTTCTAGAAGTACTTTCTGTTCCTTGATCATCGTATCGGCTTCCAGTACGGCCTTGGCCAGAAGCTCTTCTCTTGATAAAGGCTTTGGAGCATACTTTCCAGTCTTTCGGATCTGTGGTAGAACCTCACTCGTGATCCAGTGCTTGAACTCCTTGGCGCTTGGAAGCTTGCTGGATAATATCAGTGAGTACAGTCCTGACTCGTTGAT